CTCATATACTTGTTTTTGTACTTCTTTTACTTTTTTTGAATTATTTGTACCAATGGCAAGCGCATCCGCGAGTTCTCTTGCGGCATCACGGGCCCCAAGTAACTCATTCTCCATGTCGATACTACTTTGTACTTCCCTTTTTTTAATTTCGTCTGCCATTTAGGATTCCAATTAAATATCTAATATCGCCAATTGTGTCTTTGGAGTGTTTTCTAAAGAACCATATGTTTTGATGAATAATTTACGAAGTCTTTCTTTAGTCTCTTCTTTATCTTGACGATTTTTTTTAATATCCTTTTCCACTTGTTTTAAAGCATCTTTATTTTTTGCCATTTTTACCCTGTGGAAAATCCTATCAATGAAACCTTCTCCAAGTCCCTTTGATTTGAAAACTTCAACAAGTTTTGATTTTTTTATTGTTTTCATACAATCTCCATATAGTATAAATATAGAAATACCCAACATTTCGGTTGGGTATCTCTTATCTTCGTGTTTTACTACGAATCTTTGCAGCTTCCTGATCGTGTGCTTTCTTTTCCTCTTTTTTGAACTCTATAATTTTATTAATATAGAACTTACGAAGCCATATAGGAAAATTGTAAACATCCGTAAAATTGAATCCACCATTTCCATGATAAATTAAATCAAAAATATGTGTGTGGAGATGCCTTCTATAATCAGGACTTAGGCCAAAAAAACCCGACATCCATCGGCAGTAGCATCTCTCTCCTTTCCCCAGTTTCCTCCGAAATAAATTCATATGTTAAATCCATATCAGGAACAACTTCGTTGATATAAGCACGGAGGGCCTTTGAATCTACTGCAAATAACTCGTTGTCCACAAAATGATTAATGACCTTAAACTCAGATTCACCATCTACAGAAAGAATCATAGTTTTTAATCGCGTTGTTAACTCTCGTGAAGTTAAATCTTTCATTTTACGATTTGCTTTATTAATCCCCTCAAGGTCATGTTTTACCTTCCTCTCTTTTGATTCGGTCATAGCCATAAATGTAACTTTACGACCTGATGTTGGAAGGACAAACTCAAACTCGTTTCTATGTGGTTCAATTTGTTGTGAACCATCATAATCCTTGTTTTCAAATAAAGTCAAATCAATGGTTTCTTTTTGAGTTTTGTTAGTAAAGGGGTCGGTGATTTCTACATCATAATCCTTACCATAACCTAAGATTCTGGCGGCTATCATGATTGCGTTTTTATCACCCGTACATAAATCTACATACTTAATAGGTAGACCTTCACCATTACCAATAATAAGTGATTGGAATAATCTATCCAATACAGTCCCATCTTTAATATAAGATTGAGTTGTCAGTATATCTTCTTCTTTTGCAGTCATATACTTCATTTCCACCTTACCACTGGAAAGTGGATTATCCTTTGGATAAATTAAACCCCTTGATGGTAATTCTACAATTTCAGTTGGAAATTTGTAATCAGATACTTGCTTTTGTTCATATTGTTGTTTGGCAAGTTGTACCATCTCTTGATTTGATATGTTTCCTTTGTATTCATCCTGCAGTTCACTCATAACTTCTCCGTTTTGTAATTCATATATCTATAAATATGAAAATAAAAGTTTTTAATACAAAAACCCCAACATTTCTGTTGGGGTTGTCACTTTTCATTTTATATTTCTACAAACCTAAATTAGTATTGTAAGATTGCGTAATCGTAAGTAAGTGTCAAATCTACAGTTGCCAAATCTTCACCTGTGTAATCCATATCTGAGAATTTTGCAGTCTGAATATATGCACCCTTCAATTCCCACTCTTCAACTTTATCACCAACAGGGCCTAAACTATGAAAATATATATTTTTTTTGTAAAAATCAGAATACCCATCTCTACCAGTTACAGATTCGTGATGTAAACGAACCCATTCCATTGTAGCTTGTGCTGCTGATGGAACAACTGGGTCATAAAGTGAAATTGTTAAATCACTCCACTCACTTCTACCCTTAACATATCTTCTAACATTAATATGATCTATGGTAACTTTACCGTTTGTAATTTCAGGTCTATTGGCTGCTTTGATTAAGTATGCTGGAACACCCTCAATGTACATAATAAATCGATTCGACATCTTTGGTTCAAACGATGTAGACATTATTTCTGTTGGGTCTAATAATTGTGCCATTTAATTTCTCCGTTATTATCTTTACTATAAATATAACTGTTTTAAAAAAGATTGTATTCCCCACCGAAATGGGGAATTAATCTAAATTATTCTGGGAAAGCTGCCCCTGTCGGTAACACATTAAAGTCAAGAACAATGAATTCAGCTGTTTTAGTTGGTTGTAAATAAATTTCACCAACCATAATATTTCTATCAATTACATCAGGTGTGTTGTTGGTTTCATCCATTACCACTCTGAATGCGTACAATCCTTGTCTTTGTTGAATTGATTCTAAGTAAGGATTAACTATTGATAAGAATCTGTTTCTCGTAGCTGCTGTATTGTTTTCGAACACCAAATATCTTGTAGATGATGCGATAAACTTCTTAACTGCAATCAACAATCTTCTTACATTGATTCTATCCAATGCCGATGGTTTAGCCTGTAAGGTTTTCTGACCGAATACAGTAACACCTTGTCCAGGGAATGTAGCGATTGGGTTTACTCTACCCTCATACAATTCATCTCTTTCAGCTCTAGTTAATCTCGTCTTAGCCTCAATAACATTGGTTAACCCACCTCTATTTAATCCCGCAGGAGCAAACCACTCAGCGGCAACCTGATCATTAAATGCGATAACACCTGGTAGAACTGCTGATGGCGGCACCCATACTGGTTTGTTTTTATCTGTATTGAGAATCTTAACCCAAGGATAGTAAGATGCAACATAGTTTGAATCAAATGATTGAACTGTGTTAACAGCAGTAGAAATATTATCATTATATCCACTAGCATCCATAACGAAGAATGTATCCTGTCTATCTTCACACATATCCTTAGCAAATGTAGTTACTGAAGAATGTAGACTATGAATAAGACCAGGAATCACTAACATATTGATATCAAACTCATCAGGGTTAGATACTGCGTTAATTGCCTTTCTAAATGCAACAGTACCATCTGTTGTATTTGATGAACAATCCCATCCTTGTGTATTTCCTGGTATGATATTAGTATCCATTAATACAACTCTGTTTGGTTCGAATCCATCAAATCCACTTTGGAATGGTATCATAAATTTCTTAGATGATAATGTTCCAGTAAGTGTTACTGATGTTCCGTTTGATTCATCATGACAATCACCCAAATAAAAAGCAGTACCAGCGGTAGCGGTATTTGATTTGGGAGTTGGTGCTAAAAATGCCAAATTATCTGTAGTTGTAAAATCAAAATCATACCCTAAGAATTTTCGTTCATTGTATGAATTGTTTATTGATTGTGATACTACATAAGATGGATTTGGTACTTCAAATGCTGTTCCAAATGGATTTTGTAATGCTGCGAATCCGAATGGTACTAATGATGGATCAATAGCCCCATTAGCAACTGCCGTTGATACTTCAACTCTTATATTAGCTGAATTATTAGGGTAATCACCATTAGTTAATAACTTACCACTATCATTAATAGTAATGTACTTATCACCAATTACCCTAGCTATGAAGTTTGGTGAATCAGGATTCAAATTAACATTTTGGAATGATTCAACCAAATTAGGTCTAACATCACTATCAGTTACACCCACAAATGGTGAACCGTTGATTTTATCCTGATCTACTCTTCTAACTACAACAGTAAATGAACCGTATTCAGACCCAGCAACAGTTCCTGCGGGTTTGATATCTTGAATACCAATTTTGAATTCATAATTCGTAGCTGTACCGTGTGAAAGTGTATAGAATTTGAATAAGTTTGTAGTATTACCACCCACCTTTTGTGATGTAATCCAAGGTGTTGAAGCTTCAGTATACGCCTTTGTGTAATCTATTGTTGAACCAGTATTAATGGTCACTACAACTTGTTCACCAGTAGCGAATGATGCAGATTGAAATACTTTAAAGTTAGAGTAAACATATGCATTTTGAGAACCTTTTGGTGAAAACCCGAAAGTCTTTGTAATATAATTAGCACTAGATGGATTCATCGATGCGGTATATGATGTACCTGTAGTAACATTAGAATCAACTGAACCAGATATTGTTAATGAGAACAAAGATGCTGACACATCTGATGCTCCGTTATGGTCTGTGATTATTGATTCATCGAATAAAGCATCAGCTACATCAACTTGTGTAGTTGGGTGAATGAATGCTGCTAACTTTTCACCTTGTGATGATGAAATAATTAATCCGATTGGATTGGTAAGAGTATATCCGTTTTGTCCTAATACCCTAACGATTGTTGCAGTTCCAGCATCTTCCAAATACGATTGAGCTGTGTATGGTAAGTATGATTCTTCCGTTAATCCACCGAATATTTGTTGGAATTGTTGAAATGATTGAACTTGTGTTGGTACAAACGCAGGTCCTTTTACAGTAGAACCAATTAAGGCTGCGCCGATTTCTCCGATTCCTTGTGGTAGAAATGACAAATCCCTTTCTCGTGTAAATACACCAGGACTTACTATTCTTTCTGCCATTTTGTCTCCTATTATTTTAGTTTTGTATATCTATAAATACTCAACAAAATTAGAAACGATTATACTTATTGTTTGGGTGTGAATATACCTGTATTGATATCAAACTCACCTTCACCATACTTTTCTCTAAGTTCTGTTGCCATTTTTATTTCTAAATCTCGTAACTCTAAAAGTTGATTTCTTAATTTAGATTTCAAATTTTCAATGTTTTCTTTTTGATTTTCTAAGAATATCAACTCAACTTCAACATCGGCAAGTTTAGTAGTAATTTCAGAATAATCATTTCTAAATTTTTGAATTTTCTCCAAGTCAGAAGATTCTAATTGAATTTTTTCTGTTTCTGTAACCATTTTTGTGTACTTTTTTAATTGAACATCATATACAATAAATATGTAAATAATAACATAAACACTATTTATCTAGACCAACATTCCAAATTATTTTTGATGTACCGAATGATTTATTATGGTTCATTACTCGTTTACCTCTATCTTCAGGAACTATATATGCTTTTGCTGTAAGTGTTACATTACTTCTTACTATTCTCTCTTCACCGACACCATTCGTTGTTTCAAATGAATACGATTCTCCTTTTATTTGGAATTTATATCTTTCACCAAACGAACCACCTTGGAAGTAGATAATTTGTTCTACTATTTTATTTAAATCCTGCATATAATCACACCAAATAATTACATCATATTGAATGTTTACATAATCAGGCGTATCTATAATATGATACTCATTAAAATCTCTAGTATCTATGAGTTGTGAAAACTGATCATATTTATTTTTTTGAGTATACTTACGAATAAATGTTCTTGATGTATCTTCATCCGTTAAAACTTTCAGTTTAGAGTATTCAGTATTTATATCTACCGAATTTCTTTTGAATGAAATTAATGGTGTTAAGATTTTACCATTAGTATCTCTAAGATATCCATCTTTTTGAGCAGATACCCAATTTTCAGGAGATGCATATATTACTGGAACTGATATGAATTTACCATCATCTTCAATTGTAGGTCTAACATCTTTTTCCAAAAATGTTTTGAAAGCCATATCAATATCATAAATACCAACTGAAATATTTTTTACATTATCATTTCTACGTGATATTTGCTTAGCTTTGTTTAACTTAACATCATCTGTGAATGAATTTTGAGTTCTAGCTAAATCAACCTTTTCATCTCTATTTTGTCTATATTGTGTTGCCATTATATACCCATTGGTAAATCATTATTTGTTTTATTGTTTCCAAATCTGAAATCATCTTGCAACTTCAATTGAGTTTTTCTAGCTACGTGAGTTTCACATATAATAGAAACATTATAACCCTGCGCATCACCACCATCCCAAGTTTCAGGATTTTTACCAGCGAAAAATTGATTAGTAAATACAACATTCACAATATGCTGTTCATTATTCCATGCAATTACATCACCAATTTCAGGATAAATACTTTTTTCAACAAGTGTATCTCTGAGAAAATAAAAGTTTACATTTCTATTGTAAGATGAACCAAAATCATCAAATACTTGCTCTGCGTTTTGTCTATCTATTAATGCAGGTATTTTTAGTGGATTGTAATAAACCTTATCCTTCCCCTCACCATATAAATTTCGTTTTGTATCACCTATAATTATTTTATAGTAATATATTTCCGTATCTATAATATCATTAATCAGTTCTTTGTTTATTTTTCTAAACAAAGATGCATCTCTTTGACCACCAAATAAAGCACACATTATATAAACATCCCAATTAAAGGTAGTAAATAACTACCAATGTAGATTGCTCTAGGAACTCTGTTAAGAGTCTGTTCCATAAATTCGGATTCATCTTTCTGAGCTTCCAATAATGCTTTTCTTGAAGTAGCTTCTAAATTTTCTCTTAATTCAGTTATCAATATTTCTTTTTCAGTAGAAGCTTCACTTCTTAAATCAGCACCATCCAATGTTACCTCTGAATTAGGTATAGGAACTGAACTAAATTTAGCTCTCACTGCGCCCAACATTTCTTTAGCTAAAGCTAATGCATATTTCTGTATCCATCGTTTACCAACGTGATTTACTTTTGAATATGTAATTCTATTAAAAGGTGCATTTGAGTAATCAGATACGACTGAATTTGATACGATTGGATTTCTTCTATCACTATCTAAAATATAATGAAAATGAACTCTCAATCCTTCATCAGATGATTGTGGTATGGGGAATATCCGTATTCTGTTATTTTGTATATCAAATCCATATTGAGATTTACGAACCATATCATTAAACTCAATAGCTTGTAATCTTAAAAGATCATCATAAAGAGGTTGCATCATAAATGAAACGCCAGGTGAATAATTACCCCACCCAAATGTATCCATCATTTGTTGAGAACCTAATCCAGTACCCACAAATGGATCAAAATACCTTACCATAGCAGGTGGTGCGTGGTGTAACATTTTTTTGATTTCAAATGAATCTGAACCAGGAGTTCCTCTTTCTAAATTAGTTATACTATCATCAGTTAAATCATAAACCTGCTTACCACTTGATAATGTAAACGAACCTGTGTAATAGGTGATTCTACCACCACTACCAACTTCACTACCATAATCTTTTGCAAGAGATATCAATCCACCCAAATTAGAATTCAACTCAGTCTGTGATAAATTTGAAGATGTTGAACTTCCCCTTATATTCAAAAGATTTTCTCTAATGTTGAATTGATTTATCTGAGATGAATATTCTGTAACAGCTTCTTCGAAGCAAGCATAAAAGTTGATATTTTGTAGTTCAACATCAACTATTGGGTATCCTAATCTTCTAGCACACCAGCTAGCTATTTTATCGGCATCTGATTGAAATTCTATATCATAATCATAATATCCGAATGGTGTATCACCCGGAAAGAATGAAGATGAACCTGCCCATATTGGAATTTCTACTGCCATTTATACCTCCTTAATCATTTGTCTATAAATATGGTATATTTGTATTTAATTAATAGATGTTATCCTTCTGAAACTAATAATATTAATTTGCCATCTATATTAGTTCCAACTGCGTTTGATCTAGTTACATAAAGTTGACCATTAACTAAAGGATCAGATGTTGGTAGGGAATCTAATGATACTACACTCGCTGTTAATTCACTAACTACCATTTGTGTAGCGGATAGTGTATTAGTTACATCTGCGTTAAGTGTACTTATTCTTCCACTATTTAATATATCAGACGATGTTATTGATGTATCAACATATAAACTACCACTTATATCTAAAGTAGCTTCATAATCACCTGCAAATGGGTACTGTAGTGACCTACCTATAGTTATATTTGGTTGAGAATCGGTATATGTTTTAATAACCATACCAGGTTTATTAGTATTATTAACCGAACCACTTCGTATGTAAAGTTGTAATTGTGCAGTATTATTAGCTAATCCAAACCCAAAGTCTTCACCAGATGATAATCCAAAATATCCAGCACCTTGATTATTACTAAATTTAGCAACAGCTCCAAGATCAGAATTTCTATGAATTGCTAATGGTGTTGCTCCAGATGAACTTACTATTAATGGTATTGATGATTGAGCTAATAACCCACCATCAATTATCATTCGTTGCGATTCTAATACATCAGTTGTGATATTTGATGTATTTAAATTATCAATTAACACATTTGATGATGTGAATTCGGTTGTATTAAAAGTATCAGTTGTAATGTTTCCACTATTTAATATATCGGATGAAGTTATTGATGTATCAACATATAAATTACCATTTACATCTAAAGTAGCACCTTCTATACCAACATTACGAAGGGTGCTGGTGATACTATTGTTTTGATTTATACTTACTTTTGATAAATTTTGTTGATAAACCAAATCAGTTGTTGCTAATTTGATACTTAAATCAGTTCCATTTGGTTCTGTAGCTCCTAATGATTGAGAAGTAAATGTTATTATCTGGTCTATATAAAAATTACCAGATTGACCTGTTATCTCAATGGGGTCTGCTATTAATCTATCACTATTAACTTGAATAGATGCTGTAACATTTGCATTTGATGCGGATACAGTATATGTTGTACCAGGTGTACTTCCAATTATGTTAAAAGAACCATCTATAGAACCTGTTGGGATTTCTGAATCTAATATCGAAGAATAGTCACCCTTTACAACAATAGCAGCTCTACCAGTGACCATATTTTTCGATTCACTTAATATAAGAATTGATGGTGTTAAATCACTATACCTATTATCATAAGTTGTAATACCAAAATCTTTATTTCTATTTAATAGTACTGAACCATACCCAC